GGTTTTCCTGTTTGCTAATCCTAATGCTCCGATGCCACAGGCTAAGGTCAGAAAGGACGGCACTAAACGCTCCCACGCTGAGTGGGCTGAGGCAAATAGCTTTAGATGGTTTAGTGAAGATAGCATACCTGATGATTGGATTAACAAAAAGAAGAGAGAGACATTTGAATGAAGAAAGAACCTACATTTGAAGAGTACATGCGTGACTTAAACTCGCATTGGGTTTACGATAGCACTAGAGGTACAGACCCAGAGGTGACTGCTGACTCAGAAGACTTTGCTGATTGTTGGAACAACGACCCAGTTAATAACCCTGCCCACTATAACACAGGTAAAGTAGAGTGCATTGAAGCTATTGAAGAGTCTATGAGTCTTGACCAGTTTCAAGGTTATCTCAAAGGCAACTGCCAAAAGTATATATGGCGCATGTCTTACAAGGGCAAAGCTTTAGAAGACTTAAAGAAAGCAAGATGGTATTTAGATAAACTAATTAAGTCACATGAAGCGTAATAAGTGGTGGCGTATATGGGCAAAGTCTCTTGGAGAAAAAGTTGGGGAGACTAACAGCCAAGCAGATACTGTTGCGTTTATACGAACATTCTGGTGGGTTGTGCACATAGCCACATGCTTTATGATTATATTAAATAACTCTAAAAACTTAGGTTGGTGGTAATGGACAGGAAAGAAGAGCGCAGGAATCAGTTTGCTCGAAAGAAGAAGTTTAAGAAGTATACGAGGTCTAGCAAAGCTAAGACTGCAAGAAAAAAACAAATGAGGAAAGAATATGACGTACCAGTTTTGGAACAGATTATGGACGATTGAGTTTAGAAACGGAGTAGGGTTTGATATTGAGTTTGCTGACAGCCGTCCTGTTTGGACAGTTAGAGATGGCGAACACGATGTAATGCCTTTTTGTGGGACAGTAATACTACTGCCCTTTATCACTATAACGATTGGAAATGTCTGGGAGGAAATAGACGATGAGTAAAGATTGGAGTTTTGAATTGACACAAAAACAAAAGCTAGCGTTAAAAGCATTGGGATTGTTTGTAATCTCTCCAGTGTATGTGCCTGTAATGATACTGTGGGATAACCGCAAAGATATTGTAGGTTTCTACAAAGAGTTTTGGGCAGCAATAACCTTTGGAGATTTTAATGGATAAGTACCAACAGTTTATACACAAGTCAAGGTACGCTCGTTGGCTCTCTAATGAGGGCAGACGAGAGACTTGGGAAGAAACTGTACAAAGGTATGTAGACTTTTGGGTTAATCGAAAGCAGATAGATAAGAAAACAGCTACTCGTTTGTATGATGGTATACATAGTCAAAAGGTTATGCCGTCTATGCGCTGTATGATGACAGCAGGTGAAGCACTAGACAAAGATAACGTAGCAGGGTTTAACTGCAGTTACTTAGCTATTGATTCACCTAGAGCATTTGATGAGCTAATGTATGTACTCATGTGTGGTACAGGTGTAGGCTTCAGTGTTGAGCGTAACTTTATTAATAAGCTACCAATAGTCGCAGAAACCTTTCACGATACAGACACAACGATTGTAGTAGCTGACAGCAAGATTGGTTGGGCTAGTGCATTCCGTGAGTTGATTGCTATGTTGTATGCAGGTAAAGTACCTAAGTGGGATATGCACAAAGTACGTCCTGCGGGTGCTAGACTCAAGACCTTTGGTGGTCGTGCGTCAGGCTCAGCACCTCTTGAAGACTTGTTTCGTTTCTGTGTAGAAGTATTCCACAAAGCAGCAGGTCGTAAGCTAACTAGTATTGAGTGTCACGATGTTGTATGTAAGGTTGCAGACATTGTAGTTGTAGGTGGCGTTAGACGTTCAGCACTTATAAGTCTATCAAACTTATCAGACATTCGTATGGCTAAAGCTAAGACAGGTGCATGGTGGGAAGCAGATGGTCACAGACGTTTAGCTAACAACAGCGTAGCATACACCGAGAAGCCTGACTTCGAAGCATTCATTAACGAAATGAAGACTCTATACGAAAGCAGAGCAGGTGAACGTGGTTTGTTTAGCCGTGTAGCTGCTCAGAATATTGCAGCTCGTAACGGACGTAGAGACTCTGAGCAGGACTTCGGTACTAACCCATGCTCTGAGATTATACTACGGTCTAATCAGTTCTGCAATCTATCTGAAGTTGTAGTTCGTGAAGATGATACAGAAGAAACTTTAAAAGAAAAAGTAGAGCTAGCGGCTATTATCGGTACGCTACAAGCTACACTTACAGACTTTAGATACTTACGTAACATCTGGCACAAGAACACAGCTGAAGAAGCATTACTTGGTCTAAGCATGACAGGCATTATGGATAATAAACTATTGTCTGGTCAGGAAGACCAAGAAAAACTAGAAAAGACTTTGGAGAACTTGAGAGATGTGGCTATTAAAACTAATGAAAAGTGGGCTAAAAAGCTTGGCATTGAACAGTCTGCGGCTATTACATGTGTTAAGCCTAGCGGTACTGTTTCTCAACTTGTTGATAGTGCTAGTGGTATCCACCCCCGCTTTAGTAATTATTATATTCGCAGAGTGCGTTCAGACAAAAAAGACCCACTGGCAGTCTTTATGGAAGCAGCAGGATTCCCAGTAGAACAAGATGTAATGTCAGAGTCTTCTGTGGTGTATAGCTTTCCAGTCAAAGCTCCTGACTCTAGTGTAGTAGTAAAAGAAGTAGGAGCAATGGAACAGTTAAAACTGTGGAAGACGTACCAAAATTTCTGGTGCGAGCATAAGCCCAGTATTACTGTGTATTATACGGACGATGAATATCTGCAAGTCGCACAGTGGATATGGGATAACTTTGATATTTGCTCGGGTATTAGTTTGTTGCCAGTTAGTGACCATGTTTATCAGCAAGCTCCTTATGAGGACATAACTGCTGAGAAGTATGATGAAGTCTTAGCATCTATGCCGAGCAATGTAAACTGGAATGACTTAGTTTACTTTGAACAAGAAGACAATACTACAGGCTCTCAAGAACTAGCTTGTGTGGGAGGAGCGTGTGAAATTACCTAAAGAACAAGAAGCGAATCTTCTGTCCTTTAGAATTATAGTTAATCATTCGGGGGCAATCCTCACAGAAATTGGAGGACTCCCCGAAGATAAACTTCACACGGTATTCAAGGGAGATGACTTGATACTAATTCGCAAGATTATAAGGGATGCGAAACCTAAATTAGAAAACATGCATAAGTTCTTAGAAGCTGAACTAGATGTTTTCAAGAACCCTACCACTTAACTTTATCAGCCCAGTATGCGGCAGACATCTTGCCCTTAGCGATGTTCTTGCCGTGTCTGGCTTTAAAGCTTTTACGTTTAGCTTTCATCTTAGCTGACTCACCTGCTTTAGGTTTGCCTGCTGTCTTAGCTCCCTTCTGCCCAAAGCGAATTGTTTTAATCTTATCGCCTTCTTTTGCTACAACTATGTGAGACTTCTTAGGATGATTGGGTGTGCGCTTAGGTTTATTATATCCTGATACACCTGCTTTCTTTAGCCTTGAGTCTTTAGCTTTACCGCCTTTCTTATAATCTTCTCTCATCGTTTCTTACCTTTATGTAGTCCGTGCCTCGCATGTTGTTTACCTTTTGCAGTAGCCTCACGTTTCTTTTTGTTAGCTGCTGCAAGCTTCTTACGTCCTGCTGAGGTTGATTTAAGTTTCTTTATAGTCTTAGATGGTGCGTAGACCTCACCAGTTTCAGAAGATTTCTTACCACTAGGTGTTCTCCATTTCTGCTTAGTCCATTTCTTTAAAGACTTCTGTGGTTTTTTAAGTGCCATTATTTATGTACCTTTTGTATTGGGAAGTCTGCAGATAGACTTGCTCCCTTATGCTTAACAAACTTTCCTTTGTGCTTCATAAGTTTGAATGAGCCGTTCTTTTGCTTCATCCAATGATAACCATCAGGTGCTTTAACTTTCATTTATAACCTCCACCTTTTGCTTTATATTGTTTGGCAAGCATCTGTGCTTTCCTTGCTGACCACTGACCTGCTTTACCGCCTTTAGAACCTGCCTTAATCTTATTGAACAGGTTCTTTCTCATAGTAGGTTTAGTGTAGTTCTGCTTTATTTACTGTCGATTTCTTTTTAGCTGCCATACTAGCCTCCTAGTTGTCGTAGCCTTGCTTGGAGTTGAGCTATCTGCTGTTGGATTCTACTACGCTCTGCTTGCATTTGTTGTGTAAATACACTACCTGCTCCTACATTCATATTCTGCACTTGATTAACCATATTTGGTCTATTTGGATTTGCTTGTAATCGTGCTAGCTCTTGGGGCGTTGGAGTTCGCATTTGTGGTCTTGGCTGTTGTCTTGGTGTTACAGGAACAGAATTAGCACAACCTCGGTTTACTTCTGACAGCATTCTTTGATAGTCGGCTCGTTGCTGTGCAGTAGGAACTCTTGGTCTTGCAGGAGTGCTACCACGACTACTAGCGGCTTGTCTAGCTCTCATAGCTGCGTTGTATTCTGCTTGATTTCTAGCTGCTTGAGCACGACTAGGACCTTGAGCAGGACGTTGCGCTCTAGCTCTAGCGGCTGCAGCACGTTGACGATTGCCTAAAGCTGCAAGTCCTGCTGCTCTTTGCATAGCTTGACGTTGAGCTGATAGCGCTTCGTTATTTTCTCGGCTGAATTGAGAGAAACCGTTATTAGGAAGACGGGGCTGTGTTCTTCCAAGCACTTGCTGCATTTGCTGCCTTGATGGTGGTTGTGGTTTTGCAGCACCGCCAGTTTGATATGTACTTCTTTTTTTGTAGTTGGGCATAATAGTTTCCTTTAGTTATTTGTTTCGGCTAACGCCTTTAGTTTTTTCTACAGTTCTCATAGCACCTAAACCTAGCATACCCATCAGCACTGGCATCATAGTTGATATATCTAAAACAGGGATTTCAATGGTAGAATCGGCAAGAGCAAGCGCAAAATTTGCCATCGGGATAAGAATGTACTGACTCGCAAGTCCAATACAACAAGTCCAACCAACAGCAGGTCGCCAA